ACTCAGTAGGTGCAGAAAATTGCGGAACATTTGTGGCAAATGTATTACGAGCCAATGGTATAAAAGATTTTGATACACAAAAACTATATAGTGTGTTCAAAAAGCCTCAAGAGCAAGGTGTGGCGGAAGGCGTAGCAGAAACTTTACCAATGAGTGATGCTGTGAAAGTATTGCGTCATCACGGTGCAGATCATTTCAAAACAACCAGCAACGAATTGCATTTTTATAAGAACGGTAGGCCATTTAGTGTTGATCTAATCTTTAACAACGATGCGACTCGCAGTGTAAGTTTAAGCAGTTTAAATTCAGCCACTCGTGGCTTAAAAGGGCAAGGTGTGGCGGAAGGCATGGATCCTGATCAGCGAGCAAGATTAGATCACCTAATTGATACTTATAGAGATGCTACTGATCCAGCCGACGACGGCTACGGTGTTAACGATCACTACGATCCTGATGAAGTTTTAGATCAGATTCGACAAGAGTTTGGTGATAACATTGCCAACAAGGTAGAAGCAGGCACAAATAAGATGCACTTTCCTCGTCAAGATCACTCTCAAGCGTATGATAGATTAAGTCGAAAAGAACCGGTGAATAGAATTACCAAAGGTGGTAAAATGTATAAACAAGATAGTGATTTTAGAAAGAACACTATTAGCTCAAGATATAGACTAAACAATAAGAGTGCAGTAGAAGGTGATTCTTATATGGAATCACTTAATGTTATGTTAGAGAGACAATTGGAACCTACTATGGATTTAGATGCTTGGAATTATAACTTCCAAAATGCTGATCCACAAAAGTATCACCAATTCAAAAATAAGACTCCCGAAAAAAAAAAGTAATGGCAACAGCGGCGCTATATAAAGCCCGTCAACCTAAGATTAAGAAACAATGAGAGCATACGAGTTTATAGATGAATCCGCTGCCTGGCATCGCAAAGCCGGCAAAAGTAAATCTGGCGGACTAAATGCCAAAGGCGTTGCTAGTTATCGTAGAGAGCATCCAGGTAGCAAATTGCAAACAGCAGTAACTACTAAGCCCAGCAAATTAAAAGCAGGTAGCAAAGATGCTAAACGTCGTAAATCATTCTGCGCAAGAATGAGTGGCGTTGATGGTCCTATGAAAAAACCCAATGGTGATCCAACACGCAAAGCATTGGCGTTAAGAAAGTGGAACTGCTAATATGAAATCTGGTAAAAAGAAATAAATGTTTAATTTTATAAAATACGTTGTTGAAAGTAAAGAAGTTAAACAACTTGAGCAAGTGAAGTTGTCCTATGCTCGCGATGCTTTAGAGCCTTGCCTAAGTGAAGATGCAATAGATTATCACTATGGTAAGTTATATAGAACTTATGTTAATCGGTTTAATGCAGGCGAAGGTGATTTAGATTTTAACGAAGCAGGTGCATACTTACATAGTATGTATTTTCCACAACTGCAAATCTCAGACGAAGCAAATGCGCCAATAGGTGCATCTAAAGAATTCATTGATAAACATTTTAAATCATTTGACAATTTCAAAGATGAATTTACCAAAGTTGCTATGGGTATTCAGGGCAGCGGTTGGCTGTATCTTGCTAAGAACGGTGAGATTAAAACTATCGTCAATCATCAAATTAAGAATGACATTGTCTTGTTAATAGATTGGTGGGAACATTCGTGGGTTTTGGATTATCAAGCAGACAAAAAAGGTTATCTAACCAATCATTGGAAGATAATTAACTGGAACATTGTAGACGCTCGTTTATAAAATAAACATTTGACTTATCTCCTTGTGTAGTATATACTTACTTACAAGGAGATTTTTTATGAGTAAAGCATTTGGAGCGCCCGAACAGGCCAAAATTAAACAAATCGTTGCAGAGGGCATGACTGTTATGCAGGAAATTCAGGATCTTACAGAAGGATTAAAGGAAACTATTGCCGCAGTAGCAGAGGAACTCGAGGTTAAGCCCAGTGTAATCAAAAAAGCAATACGCATTGCACAAAAAGATCAATGGGATCAAGTATACAAAGAGTTTGATGATCTTGAAACTATCGTAGATATCAGCGGACATTCACATCGACGAACTGATGAATGAAATATTAATTAATATTTTTAAGTGGATTAAGGATGACTATAAAGTTTACCCTCTTCGTTTTATCCTGGAGGTTACGGCTTGGACACTTAGTATCGGATGTTCAGTCACTATGGCACTCACTGTCCCTAATCCGCCTCTTATTATATTGTATCCTATTTTTATTAGCCAATGCATTATTTACGGCTGGTCTGCTTATAGTCGTAAATCGTTTGGCATGTTGGCAAACTATTGTTTGTTAGTAGCAATTGATAGTGTAGGCTTGTTTAGAATGATAAGTAATTAAGAGAAAGGTAGGATTGGCCATAATCAATCAAGTCGGTATTTGTGAGCCGCAAATCACATCAAGGAGAAAATATGTCATATGTTGACGCAATGTGGGATCGCGACAAAGATATTATCAAAGTTGTTGAACGAGATCCAAAAAAAGGCAGACTCTATCAAGAGTATCCTGCAAAATACATCTTTTACTACCCAGACCCCAAGGGCAAGTACAAATCAATCCACGGTGAAAATCTTAGCAAAGTAACTTGTAGAAATAACAAGGACTTCCAAAAAGAACTAAGGATTCATAGCGATCGTAAATTATACGAAAGCGATATCAAACCAGCATTCCGCTGCCTTGAAGATCATTATCTCGGAATTGATGCTCCAAAACTAAATGTAGCATTTTTCGACATTGAGGTGGACTTTGATCCAGAACGTGGCTATAGCACTCCTGAAGATGCTTTTATGCCAATTACTGCAATTGCTGTTCACCTACAATGGTTAGAGACATTGGTATGTTTTGCTGTACCGCCAAAGACACTAACTATGGCGCAGGCAGAAGAACAAGTTAAAGACTTTCCTAACACAATATTGTTTGAAACAGAAGGAGAAATGTTAGATGCTTTCTTAGATTTGATTCAAGATGCAGATATTTTGAGCGGATGGAATAGTGAAGGATTTGATATTCCTTATACTGTTAACCGTGTTATTAAAGTTTTAAGCAAAGAAGATACACGGAGATTTTGTCTGTGGGATCAGTTTCCTAAGAAACGAGAATACGAGAAATATGGAAAACAGGCTGTTACTTACGATCTTATTGGTCGTGTTCATTTGGATAGTCTCGAGCTGTACCGGAAATATACATACGAGGAACGACACTCGTATAGACTGGATGCAATCGGAGAAATGGAGGTAGGCGAAAGTAAAACTGTATACGAAGGTACACTGGATCAGTTATACAATAATGACTTTCGAAAGTTTATTGAATATAATAGACAAGATACCGCATTGCTTGATAAGTTAGATAAGAAATTAAAATTCATTGACCTAGCAAATACGCTGGCACATGAATGTACTGTGTTGTTACAAACAACAATGGGTGCTGTGGCAGTTACTGAACAAGCAATTGTTAATGAAGCCCACCGCAGAGGACTAATTGTTCCAAGCCGGGCCAAACGTGATGAAAGTGAAGTCTTCCAAGCAGCAGGTGCGTATGTTGCATATCCTAAAAAGGGCCTGCACGACTACATTGGATCTATGGATATTAACAGTTTGTATCCAAGTGTTATTCGTGCATTGAATATGGGTCCAGAAACTATTGTTGGACAGTTGCGGCAAGATAACACAGATCAATTTATCCATGAACAGATGACATTGCATAAGAAAACATTTGCATTGTCGTGGGAAGGTAAATTTGGTAGTGACGAATACGAAGCAGTAATGAGAAAAGATATTGCTTACGATATTACTATTGATTGGGAGAACGGTGAGAAGGATGTACTAAGTGCTGCTGAAGTGTACAGACTAATATACGAAAGTAATCAGCCATGGATGCTCAGTGCTAATGGTACTATTTTTACTCACGAAAAGGAAGGTATTATTCCCGGCCTACTTGCTCGTTGGTATAGCGAACGTAAGGATATGCAGAAGAAACTTAAAGCGGCAATTGATGCTGGCAATAAGATTGAAGAAGAATATTGGGATAAACGACAACTGGTCAAGAAGATTAACTTGAATAGTTTGTACGGTGCTATTCTAAATCCAGGCTGCAGATTCTTTGACAAGCGTATTGGACAAAGTACAACTCTAACAGGTCGTGCTATTGCCAAACATATGGCCGGTAAGGTGAATGAAATTATCACAGGTGAGTTTGATCACGTAGGTAAGAGTATTATCTATGGTGATACTGACTCGTGTTATTTCTCAGCATACAATACATTGAAAATTGAAATTCAGAAGAAACTTATTCCGTGGGATAAGGATGTTGCTATTCAGTTGTATAATACTATTGCAGATAATGTTAATGCAACATTTCCACAAATGATGCTTGATGGATTTCATTGTCCCAAATCACGTGGAGAAGTTATTAAAGCCGGGCGTGAAATTGTTGCTATCAAAGGATTGTTTATTACCAAGAAACGTTATGCGGTATTGTATTACGACAAAGACGGTAAGAGATACGACAGCGAAACTAAACCTGGAAAAATTAAAGCAATGGGTTTAGATTTGAAACGTAGTGATACTCCTGAATTTATGCAGAAATTCTTGGAAGAAGTATTAACCAAAGTGCTCAACGGTGCTGGGGAAAAAGAAATATTGGAGATGATTAATGAGTTTCGTGCTATATTTAAAGCAAGACCCGGATGGGAAAAAGGTAGCCCCAAGCGAGCCAACAATATTGCTGAATACCAAGATAAAGAGAAGAAAGCTGGCAAGGCAAATATGCCTGGTCATGTTAGAGCAAGTATTAATTGGAATACGCTCAAAAGAATGAATGGTGACAAATACAGCACTAACATTGTTGACGGCATGAAAGTTATTGTATGCAAAATGAAAGATAACCCGTTAGGTTATACAAGTGTTGCATATCCGGTAGACGAAATGCGATTGCCTAAATGGTTTCAAGACCTACCATTTGATCATGCTGAGATGGAAGCAGTTATTATTAATAATAAACTTGATAATCTTATTGGCGTACTTGAATGGGATCTAGCATCCACAACACAAACAAATGTATTCGGGTCGTTATTCGACTTCGAGTAAAATATTTGTTGACTTTATCACTAAATCTAAATAAACTAATACAAAGGAAATTAAAATGAAATCTATTCTTCAAGACATTGTTGCCCACACAAACAAATTGGGATTCTTAAACATCGTAAAAATAACTGGCACAGACGAAAAAACTCAAATTGATTCTATGGCAGATGATCGTAGTGTTATCATGTATGCCGAAACTACTGTGCCATATGCAGACATGATTGGTACTTATGGTATGCCGCAATTGGAAAAACTTCGCTATTTGTTAGATGGTAAAGAATATCAAGAGTCTGCTAAGATTGAAGTAGTTACAGCAGAACGCAACGGTGAAACTATTCCAGTAGGATTGCATTTTGAAAATAAAGATGGCGACTTTAAAAACGACTATCGTTTTATGAATCAGGACATTATCAATGAAAAATTGAAAACTGTTAAATTCAGAGGTGCAAAGTGGGATGTCGAAGTTGAACCCACAGTAAGTGCCATTCAACGTTTTCAATTCCAGGCAGGTGCTAATACTGAACATACTACATTCTTGGTCAAGACCGATGGCGACAAACTAAAATTTATCTTCGGAGATGTTAGTAGTCACGGTGGCGAATTTGTATTTGCACAAGGCATCACTGGTAAACTTAGCAAAGGGTGGACCTGGCCAGTTGCTGCTGTATTAAGCATTTTGAAAATTGCAGATGCTAACAATACCACAATGAGTTTTAGCAATGATAGCGGTGCGTTGCAGATTACACTAGACAGCGGTGTAGCAGTTTACAAGTATATTTTACCTGCAAACGCATGATAAAAGGTCTAGCAGGCAGTGTAGGTATTAAGGTATCGGGTGGAGACACTGCACTACCTTATGTGCCTATGAATCATGAAAATCCCATACAAGGTATGATCCGAGTGTGGGGGACAGATTTACAAGTGTTTAACGGTAGTAGTTGGACAGTTATGCCATCGAGTTACGCAACCGTTACATTAGACAACTATGTGCTAGATCTATTAGATTGGGTAAGGAAGAAAAAGATAGAAGAAGAAGTTCTAATATCCTTGCCCAATGACAATCCTGCTGTTAAACTTGCTAGACAAAATATAAATCGTGCAAAAACAGAACTTGCCAAAGCAGAAGAACAATTAAAAATTATAGAGATATTAAGTCAAGATGAAAAGACCACCAGTTAACCTATCCCCCTTACAACAAGATTACGCAGTATATCTACCAGCTATCTCAAGTTTTTATAGCACATATGTTGCTAAACAGAGACTAGAGGAGTTTGTACCCAAGGATCGTATCCCTGCTGGATTCGATCGAGGAATTGAAGGTATGAACTTTCTTAATGCTGAACAAGGATACTTTACTTACAAGTATGGTTTGTATTCAGCAGGTCATGCACAATTGGATATACAAAAAAGTCTAGTACAAGAAAGTATGATACAAGATCGAGATCATGCTAACACTATGATACTAGGCGACTCGGGTGGATATCAAATTGGTAAAGGTATTCTAAAATTTGATTGGCAAGACTTTGAAGGTAAAGCTGCTAACAAAACACGAGACGATATTATTGCTTGGTTAGAACTAACTGCTGATTGGTCTATGATGTTAGATGTTCCAATTTGGGCATGTGATAAAAATAATCAAGCGCGAACTGGGTTAACCAGCCCAGAAGATTGTTTGCAAAAAACACGTTTTAATAATGAATACTTCCTAAAGAATAGACTTGGTAAAACTAAATGGTTGAATGTATTACAAGGCAGTGATTGGCATAGCGCACAATCTTGGTATGAAGGTGTTAAAGAATTTAGTGATCCTGCTGTTTGGGGAGACAAAGCAGCAGAAGGGTGGGCAATGGGTGGTGTCAATATGAGTAAGATGGACATCACACTAAAGCGTCTTATGATCATGCGCGAAGAAGGCATGCTCAAAGGCAAGAACTGGATCCACTTTTTGGGTACGGCACAGTTAGATTGGGCTTGCTATCTAACTTCAATTCAACGACAACTTAGGAAACATATTAATGAAGAAATTACCATATCTTTTGATTGCGCCTCACCGTTTGTCGCAACAGCACACGGACTTGTTTACACAAACGCAATCCACACAGCAAAAAAGTTCAGTGTTGTTATGGAAAAAGCCCCAGACAACAAAGAGCTCGCAGGAAGTACTATACCGTTCCCGTTTGAAAGCGAAATTGGCCGCAGACTAGTAATGGGCGATATTTGTTATTACGATGTTGGTGTTCGTAAAACAGATAGCGAATTAGGATTAGACGAAAAAGGCAATCAGATTAAATTTAACCATCTCAAAGAAGAACATTATACAGTTGCTCCTAAACTTAATAAGTTAGGTAAAATTCCTAATAAAACTTCGTGGGATAGTTTTGCTTATTCTTTGTATATGGCACATAATGTTTATTGCCATATTGTAGCAGTACAACGTGCCAATGAATACGCCGACATTGAAGCTACTAGATTTAAGCCAGACTGGCGCTCATGGAAAAAACTCAATGCTAAAGAAGCAACTAGTGATCAGTTTAGCGAATGGGTACCACGTAATGTATTGTACTTTGATCGTTTTGTAGAAGAATTGTTTAATACAAAGACACTAGACGAAGCAATGGAAATGTTAGAACATCCAACTGCTAAGGCATTTTTAATTAGCATTGCAGGCGCTAGAAATACTAGCAATGGGCAGAACGATAATACATTTGGTGGACTGTTTGAAGTAGAAGAAGTTACAAGATCAGACGAAGTTGATTTAAACGATGCAGATGATGCAGAATTGCAAAAACTAAGAGACGAACTAGGTGAATAATATGATAAGAGACTATGCTAACAATACAACCGACCCTGTTAAATTCTTTACTGGAACAGAAGTAGAACATACTTCTGCATTTGGTAAGAAAACACTATTTGTAGTTGGTGTACAAAGTGTTTCAGAGATTCAAGATTGGATTGATGACTTTGCATCCTATGAAGATGCAACACAACATATTGAACACATCTACTTTGGTGCCAATATGAGCTTTCCTAATATTGGCACTAATGATGTTGAAAATTGGTCAAAGTGGGAAAGTATGATTGAATGTTTTTTACATAAAAATTATCTATGTACATTAGATATTGATGTAACTCAAGTTGAAGGGTTAACTGAATCCGGACTTACAGAATGTTCAAATTTCATTCCAATGATTTCGGTAAAAATACCCTATTTACAACAGCTAGGATATAATGCTATAATAAAGATAGACGACAAAGGATTTAAATCCACAAATCCAGGAGTGTGGTGTCATACACTACACGATTTAACTAACCGCAAGACCTTTACAGATTGGTCTAAATATACTAAAGATGAGGTAATTTAATGCTTAATACAACACTTGCAGAACCTATTGTCGATAAGACGCTTGACGAAAAAACTTTTGAATTACTTGAAAGTATTGATTGGAAACTTTGGGAGATGATGAATATGATGAAATCTATGCTTCCTCCCACAGAAGATACTACAAATGATGAATAACGATCTATCAATGATTTGGGTTACCTTCCGTAAAGAAGGTATCCATTGCTACCCGGCTGCGGCAACTGATCCTAAGTTAGCCACAGGCGATGAATATGATGTCAGTTTTCTTGGAACACCGCATCGTCATATTTTCCACTTTCGTGTTGCTATCCAGGTCTTCCAAGATGATCGCGACATTGAATTTATCCAGTTTAAGCGTTGGCTTGAAAAGTGCTACAGTGATGGCACATTAGAGCTCAACCACAAATCTTGCGAAATGATTGCTCGTGAACTTAACACGACAATTATCTCAAGATATCCCGGTCGTAAGACCTCGATTGAAGTAAGCGAGGATGGCGAGAATGGCGCTACCCTTATGTTTAATAACTCTCTTTATCTTTAATAAGAAAACAAAATGGCACAACCTGCTTTTATCCAAAAAACCCTCCGTATGAAACCCGAAGTGACTCGCATCTTTGAAGACCTAGATGCTTGGCTTGATCACTGCCGTTTCAATCTTCTTCCATATAATGAAAAAGATCTATATCGTTCTAATGACTATCGTCGTTTCCAACAAGAGCAAGAATATCTACAACGTAAAGCACGTCGTGAATCATCTGGCAAGCCCCAACGTGAATATCAGGATCAATAATGCGTAAGTTATATTATATGGGGTTGGAGCCATATAAGGCTCGCTATACTCTACAGTTACAAGATTGGAATACTGCTGTATTTGATCGTCGGCGCATTGACTATGTCATTGTGCCCGGTGAAACACTTAGTAACGATCAAGCCATTGTAACTGGACAAGTATTAGATGCACACGGTCGAACATACTTTGGTATGAGCCAACTAATGAATCTAGTTAAGATGATGAAGGCCGGGGAACTGAACAATGAAGATGTTATCTACTTTGAGGACATGTTTCAACCCGGAATTGAATCTTTACCGTACATCCTTAAACAGATTCCAGAGGCATCAAGACCAAGAATTTTTGTTCGTTGTCTCGCACAGTCTATTGATCCTGACGATTTTGTCCATGTATGGGGTATGCAGCATTTTATGGCAGCATATGAGTACATGGTCGACTCGTTTGTAGATGGTATACTTGCTACTAATGAAGAAATGGTAATGCACATGAAGATTGCAGGATGGCAGGCTCCAATCTACAATATTTCAGGATTAGCATTTGGCAAGGCTGAAGTACAAAGTCGTGTGGCAAGTATCAGGCCTTTTAATGAGCGCAAAATGCGTGTGGTATTTTCTGCACGTTGGGATCAAGAGAAGCAACCAGACTTTTACATGGACCTTATTGAAGCATGGAATGCTCAACCAGGATCTCCAGAAATTGAATTTTGTGTATGTAGTGGTGGCAAGTTAAAATCCAACAGCGAAAGCTATATGCAACGAACCCGCAAAATGGTTGCACAGGGTAAACTTACTATCTACGAGGACTTGGAAAAGAATGATTACTATAATATTGTTAATGATAGCCGTGTTGTGTTTAATTGCGCCCTTCAAGATTGGGTTTCCAACACAGTCAGTGAAGCAGATAGTCTTGGGTGTAATGTTCTATACCCTGCTTATCGGTCTTTCCCTGAAACTTTTTCTAATGACCATACTCGACTCTATGTTCCTTGGAGTATAGAAGATGCAATGGATAAGTTAGATGCATTATTGGATACACCTCATCCTAACATGGGCAAGATCAGTGATTATAATGATGGTACTATTGATCGTGTAATTGATATTTTGCAGGGTAACGGCGAAGATATGTTGCGTATGAGTACTGACTACAGAAAACATACTCGTGACACAAAATACTAAACAAGTAATTATCACAGGTGCGATGGGCTTTATCGGTAGTCATACCGCCAAGGCCTTTCGTCGTGCTGGATATCGTGTAATTGGTATTGATCGTGAAATGACAATTCCAGCTGCTGCTCAATTCTTAGATGAATTGATTGTTGATGACTTTGTAAATATTACTGCAAAAGTTGCCAAAATAAACAACGTTGATGCAATTATACATATTGCTGGTACAAGTCTTGTTGGTCCTAGCATAGACAATCCTGGCGAGTATTATAATAACAATGTGGCTAAGACAAATCAAATGCTAGACGATCTTTCTCAAGCTGGGTGGACTGGTACTATTATTTTTAGTAGTAGTGCTGCAACATATGGTAATGATTGTATTGTTCCTATTGCGGAATCTGCACAAGGTATACCCGTTAGTCCATATGGACATAGCAAGAAAATGTGTGAATACATAATTGAAAGTCATGTTCGTGCATATGGACACAAAGGTATTGCACTAAGATATTTTAATGCATCTGGATGTGATCCCGAAGGCGAATTAGGAAATAACTGGAATGACACCCATTTAATTCCAAGGGTAGTACAAAGTGCTTTAGAAAAAAGTACACTAACTATTAATGGTAATGACTTTCTAACTCCTGACGGCACCTGTATAAGAGATTATTTGCATGTATCCGATATTGCAGATGCTCATGTTCAGGCATTGTTACTTGCTAACACACTTGACTATAGTACATTTAAAGCGTACAATTTAGGTACAGGTAAAGGTATAAGTAATATCGAAATATTACAGGCAGTTAACTCTGCTATAGGTCAAGCAGTTGATTATAATTTTGGTCCTAGAAGGTTTGGTGACCCTGATAAATTAATTGCAGATCCGCAATGTTTTATTTCTGATACTCAATGGAAACCTAAATATAGCCAGTTAGATACAATAGTATCAACTACTTTAGATTGGATGAAAAAAATATAATATGTCAAAAATTAAAATTGCAGAATTGTTTTATAGTATACAGGGAGAAGGCAGATATATGGGGGTGCCCAGCGTGTTCCTTAGAACCTTTGGTTGTAATTTTTCTTGTAGGGGCTTTGGTATGCCACGGGGTGAACTAAGCAAAGAGGCAGACACCATTGCTGTTATGAATGCTATGCATCCATTTAAAGAGTATAATGAACTACCGTTAGTTAGTACAGGGTGTGACAGCTATGCTAGTTGGCATCCCGACTTTAAGGATCTTAGTCCAATGCTTACTAGCGAAGCAATTACAGATCGCATTATGGAAATTATTCCATATCATGAATGGAAGGATGAACATCTTGTTATCACAGGTGGTGAGCCATTGTTAGGTTGGCAACGTGCTTATCCAGACTTGCTGAACAATCCTAAAATGAAGGCGTTGAAAGAGATCACCTTTGAAACAAATGGTACTCAGAAGCTTACTCCAGAATTTAAAAGCTATTTGACCAAGTGGAATAGCGAAGTGGGTAAAGAACTTACATTCAGTGTAAGTGCTAAACTACCTTGCAGTGGTGAGAAGTGGGAAGATGCTATTTGTCCAGAAGTTGTATGTGAATATGAAGAAGTTGGCACAGCATATTTGAAGTTTGTTATTGCTACTGAACAAGACTTTGAAGATGCTATGAAAGCAACTAAACAATTCCGTGATGCAGGATTTGAAGGACACGTTTATCTAATGCCAGTTGGTGGTGTAGAAAGTGTCTATGCACTAAACAACAAGGCAGTGGCTATTATGGCAATGAACGCAGGCGTGCGTTACAGTGATCGATTGCAGGTTCCGTTGTTTAAGAACGAGTGGGGCACTTGATGACATTCTTTTGGGGATTCTTACTTGGATATATAGTAGGTGTACTATATATGTGCTATCGTTCTAACGAAGAATCTAGAGTGGATAGAGAATAATGCCAATGGATGACCTAGTAGATCTTGAACCTCAAGAATGGGGACTATATCGAGTAAACAATTGGAAGTTGCAGCTATGCTGGCTTCCAAGAAAGTGTTATCTATCTGGAAAGTCACTATGGGGTAAACAGTGTTACAAAGGATCGCGACAAGTTAGAGAAGATATGAATCTTGTTGTACATGGTGATTACTACATAGAGAAGTCAGAATTTTTATTTTGGATGTTAAGAGGAAAACAATGATTAATTTTATTAAAAAAATGTTTAGCAAACCAGAAACAACTGGTATTATTGAAAAAACAGCAAAAGAAATTGCAACTGCAAAGAAAGAGCCGTGGATAGCTGTACTGGACACTCATGTTAATAAAGATGACATCCGCAACGGATTCTTTGAACTTGACTGGAATGAATACTTTGTGCTACAATTAAGAACAAACGGATATCAAGGAGATACAGATGAATCTGTAGTTGATCAATGGTTTCAGGACCTATGCAGAAATATAGGAACTGAGTCCGGAGTAAACATGGATAAACGTGGAAGTGGTTATATTAATGTCAATAATATTGGCGATGGACGAACAGAGATTTCTTAATGAACAAAACATATATTCTTGTAGATACAGCAAACACATTCTTTCGGGCAAGACACGCTACTCGTGGCGACTTGAATGATAAGATCGGAATGAGTCTTGCCACAGTATTAGGCAGTGTGCGAAAAGCGTGGCGCGAATTTAAAGGCGATCACGTTATCTTCTTTTTAGAGGGGCGTAGCTGGCGTAAGGATGTATATGCTCCTTACAAGCGACAACGTACTGAAGCTCGTGCTGCTCAAAGTCCACGAGAGGCAGAAGAAGACCGAGTATTTTGGGAAACGTTTGATCAGTTTAAAGATTATATTACTAACAAGACCAATTGTACTGTATTACAGCATCCTCAATTAGAAGCAGATGATCTAATTGGTGGTTGGGTTAAAAGTCATCCAGATGATACTCATGTTGTAATCTCAACTGATGGTGACTTTGCACAATTAATTGCGCCCAATGTCAAACAATATAACGGTGTGATGCAAATTACAACTACACACGAAGGGTACTTTGACGATAAAGGTAAGAGAATTAAAGATAAAAAAACTGGAGAAGTAAAGCCTGCTCCTGATCCACAATGGTTACTTTTTGAAAAATGTATGCGCGGCGATACAAGTGATAATATCTTTAGTGCTTATCCGGGTGTTCGCGAGAAGGGTACAAAGAATAAAGTTGGTCTCCGTGAAGCATTTGAAGATCGCAACTCAAAAGGCTACTCTTGGAACAACATGATGTTACAGCGTTGGTCAGACCACGAAGGTGTTGAGCATAAAGTGTTAGATGATTACAATCGTAATGTACAACTTTGTGATTTGTCTGCACAACCTGCTGATATTAAGATTTTAATCAACGAAACAATCAGTACAGCTACAACAGCAGAAAAGAACATTGCACAGGTTGGAGTGCGTTTGTTAAAACTATGTTCCGAATATGATCTAGTTAAGATTAGTGAGCAAATCACTAGTTACGCTGAACCACTTAATGCGAGGTATGTAGCATGAATGCAACAATTTCAAAAGTATTAATCCCTAATAAAGAATGGATCATTGAAGATAGCGGCAAGAAAATTGGCTCTATTGCTAAAAGCAAGAAAGGTTATATATTCTTGCGGCGTGGTAAGACTGTTGAAATTGACAACTATAAAGAGATTGTTGATAATTTAGCAACAGTTGATAAGAAGAAGTCGCAAAAGTTTGAGATAGAACCCCTTACACATACTATCTACAATTATCCATGTAGAACTAAACCGTATAATCCAGTATACAATGTTAAAAGTCGGCTTCCGCTTTATACAAAAAATCTTAAAAGTAAGAGTAGATACTGTGCAGGATACTATGTTATACAATTCCAAAAAGGTTGGTTACGTAGTTATTGCCCAAAATTAATCACTCTTGAACGGAATCCGTATCAAGGCCCATTTAAAACTTCACAAGAAATGAAGGCCGTTCTTAACACATTAAACAAAAATGAAACAACTTAACACGTTACCTATTGAAGACTTCTTAGATAAAACTAGAATTGCAATTAAAAGCAATCAAAAAGTTGTAACATTGAGTATTAAAGAAGCATCCGACTTACAGCATAGTCTAGCAGTAGTAATGACTAGACTATCTGGGCAACTAGATCATCTTGCAGCAGCATCATCTACTGTAGAAGTTAAAATGGATGGTGGAAAGTTTTAGGAAAACCGCTAAATATATACGCACTATTGGAGCGTATACTTTGAGCAGACCTAAACCAACCATTCTGTTAGAAATAACAAATAAAAAATCCTACAAAACTGATCAAGTTTTAGAGTCTGATGCCGTATGGTCAGTTTTTTACAAAGATAAACCGATTAATCTAAAAACCAGTAGTATAGTTGCACAGGATATAGGAGCAAAATATAAGAAAGTTTCGTTTGCCAACAGCGGACATGCATTTAATTTGTCAGAAAAGTTAAACAAAATGTTTGGCACAACGGAGTTTTCTGTATACAAACTAACAACTGGTGAAAAAATCACCGATGAACCTAAAACTTAAAATTACTAAGATAGTAGCAGAACAACTAAATTTTCCTGTTGACGATAAATCCATTGATAAACTTCGTCGAACTATTTGGCTAAACCCTAGACTCAAGAATAAAGGTGGACTTGGGTTAACTGATCAAGGATACGAAAGCCTTTTAAAAGCTGATATTAAATGCCATAGAGTGGTTTTTGAGGATCCTATGTTCCTTTCTAATGCATTATTACTATGGATAGATAACAATATTGACTGCCCATTTTATCTAACTCCAAAAGAAATCTACCTGTTTGGAGAAAGAATGGCTATTCAGCTGATTTTATTCTCTGGAAATTTGGAAAAAATTCAAAGAGCACATAAAAGATCTGCAGAAATGACTTGACATAAAGCGAAGATTGCTGTATAATTATTTTATTGGAGCAGCAAACCGCTACAATATTAATTTAATTTTTAGAAAGATTACACTATGGCAGAAGCAATTAGTACCACTCGCACCGTTACTCCTAATCAGGCAAAACGGAGCATTCGTAAATGCGTTAAAATCCAGCGTCCAGTGTTTATGTGGGGTCCTCCCGGTATTGGCAAGTCCGATATTGTTAAACAACTAGGCGACGAACAAGGACGCGAAGTTATCGACGTTCGTCTGAGTCTTTGGGAACCCACTGACATTAAAGGTATTCCATATTACAACTCCACGTCTAATACAATGACTTGGGCACCTCCTGCAGAACTGCCTACAGATCCAGATTCTACTGCTATCCTGTTCTTGGATGAGTTGAACTCTGCGGCTCCTGCTACACAGGCAGCAGCATTCCAATTGGTGCTTAATCGTCGTGTTGGCACATACCATTTGCCAAAAGGCGTGAGTATTGTTGCAGCTGGTAACCGCGATGGCGATAAAGGTGTTACATATCGTATGCCTGCTCCGTTGGCTAACCGTTTTGTTCACGTTGAATTGAAATCAGACTACGAAGATTGGCAAGAATGGGCAGTTAAGAACAAGGTGCATGAGCAAGTTGTTGGTTATGTTGGTTTTGCCAAGCAAGATTTGTACGACTTTGATCCAAAATCTCCAAGCCGTGCCTTTGCTACACCACGTAGCTGGAGTTTTGTTAGCGAACTGTTGACAGATGACGACTTGGATGAATCTACATTGACCGACCTGGTGGCTGGTGCAATTGGTGAAGGACTGGCAATTAAGTTTATGGCACACCGTCGTGTTGCTAAACAGATGCCTGATCCAACTGCTATCCTAAAAGGTACAGTTACTTCTTGTAAGATTAAAGAAATTTCCGCTATGTATTCATTGAGCATTAGCCTGTGCTATGAATTACAGGATGCGTATGACAAGAAAGTTAAAGATTGGGACGCTCAAGCAGACAATTTCTTTGCGTTTATTATGGATAACTTTCCAACTGAGTTGACTGTTATGGCTTCTAAAGTTGCGTTGACTACTTACAAACTGCCGTTTGATGCTAGTAAGTTGAAGAACTTTGATCGTTTCCATGCCAAATATGGAAAATACATTCTGATAGCAATGGAAGGTTAAAAAAGGCCCGAGAGGGCCTTTTTACTTGCTCTTTTGATAAATTTAGTGTATAATATACACTTACACGGAAAGGATACACTATGTCTAAAGTAATGAAACAAGAACGCATGCCAAAAGATTGGACATCTCGCCAATTTTCTGATTTTGAAAAAAATAAAATTATTGAAAAACTTATTACAGCTCGTGTGGGTTTGCTGTTGAGGCATCCATTCTTTGGTAATCTTGCTACACGGATGAAGTTAGTTGATGCTAGCGACTGGTGCTCTACATTGGCAACAGACGGCCGCACATTCTATTACAATAACGGCTTTGTACAAAAACTAACTCCTAAGGAAGCAGAGTTTGGGTTTGCTCACGAAGTTCTGCATAACGTGTTTGATCACATGGGACGCCGCGACAGTCGAGATCCAGTGCTGTCTAATATTGCAGCTGACTATGCTGCTAATCAAATTCTTAAAGATGAACGTATTGGTGTAGTTCCAAACTTCATTAAAATTTATCAAGATGACAAGTATCGTGGCAAGAGCTACGAAGAAATCTATGCTGAGATATACGAAAAAGCAGACAAGATTGATTTTAAATCTCTTGGTGAACTGCTAGACGAACATCTGGATGACGCAGATGGAGATGGCGATGGAGATGGCGATGGAGAGGGCAACGGAGAGGGCAACAAGGACGGGAACGGCAAAGGTCGTCCTAAACTAACTGAAGAAGAAAAGAAGGCTATCCGTGAAGAAATGAAAGAAGCTGTATTGGCGGCTGCACAATCCGCCGGTGCTGGTCGAGTGCCAGCAGGTATCCGTCGTATGATCAGTGATTTTACTGAGCCTAAAATGGATTGGCGTCAAATTTTGCGTATGAACATCCAAAGTATCTTTAAAAGCAATTTTAGTTTTGCTCGTCCAAATCGTAAGAGTCAACATTGCGGTGCTATCCTGCCCGGAATGATGAATGAAGAAACAATTGATGTGTCTGTAGCAATTGATATGAGTGGCAGTATTTCGGACGCAATGGCCAAAGACTTTATCAGCGAAGTTAAAGGTATTATGGATGAATACAAAGATTTCCGTTTGGATCTCTGGTGTTTTGATACCCAAGTATACAACTACGCACGGTTTACTCCCGATGCTGCTGATGACATTTTGAGCTATGAAGTTAAGGGCGGTGGTGGTACTGACTTTGATGTTAATTACGAATTTATGAAGAATGAAGACATTATTCCAAAGAAATTCATTATGTTTACTGATGGATACCCTTGCGGTAGTTGGGGTGATGAGGATTATTGCGATGCATTGTTTGTTGTTCACGGCAATGATTCCATAATTGCACCCTTCGGCCAGACTGCTTATTATAAATAAAGTAGGTATATAATGTCTCTAAATAGAGGAACAGTAAATGCTTTGTCGGTGTTAGGGTTAAGAAAATTAACTTTTATTCCAGAGCATTTTTCTAAACTTGCAATAGAGCATAGATTTGATGTTAAGGACATCGAGCATTGGATCGAATATAACCTGGATAGCAGATATGCTATCCGAGATAGTTTTGGTTTGGATAACAATAGGAAACTTATTTCTATTACTGAAATAGGAATAGAAGATCCTAAAGAACTTACCATGCTAGCATTAGGATGCCAATTTTTAATAAAACAATAAGGAATTAAAATGGAAGAACAGACTCAAGAAGCAACACAACAGCCAGAGCTTACGCTCACCGACTTAGCAAATCTGCGTTCAATTGTAGAAGTTGCTAGTCGGCGCGGTGCGTTTGCTGCTAACGAAATGACAGCAGTTGGTACAATGTACGACAAACTCAATGTATTTTTGAATGCAGCAATGCCTCCAAAAGCTGAAGATCAACCTGCAGCCGCAGAATAATATAAGGAGATTCGCATGGCTAACGATACAAAACATGTAGGAAAAATGAAGAACAATTCAGCAAGAGTTGCGGTTGTTTACCGGGCTTTGCCCGGAGAGCCTGCTAACGCATTAGTGGTAGGAACCAACGGATTAACTGATTCATATCACGATTCATTAATGAGCTTGATTGAAAGCGATGCTGGACAACAAGCCAATGAACTTGCAGATGTATTAGCCGTGCGACGCTTTCCCGACGGAACTGTTATGTTGCAATTCCTACATTCCAATGGGCACCTTAAAAAAGTTCCAACTAACATTGTGCTAATGACTCCAAACAATAAAACTGCTATTCCACTAAATGAGGTCAATCAACTGATTGCTACTCAAAAGGGAATTAAAATAGAAGACCTAGCAGTGTCCGATGGAAGTCAAAAACCCACAGAAACAACTCGTGGTAAGGAAGAAATCATTACAACAGATGAAGTAATTCATACTACAGTAAAATCAGTAGTTGCTGAATCTAGTGAAGACATTTCTGATCCAGTACTAGTAGCAAAACAATATCGCTCCAAAGCTGACAAGCTGGCAAAAGATGCTGCTAATTTCCGTAGAATGGCAGATGCTATTGATCCTCCCAAAGCAAAAGAAACAAAATCAAAAAAGTCTGTTGAGATTGCTTGATAATGCATCAAGAACAAGGATATCTAACTCTTCTAAAAGAAATTTTAGAAACAGGTGAACATCGCCCGGATCGCACCGGCGTTGGAACTATTAGTAAATTTGGACTACAATTAAAATTTGACCTACAACAAGGATTTCCAGCAATTACCACAAAACGGTTAGCCTGGAAATCAGTTGTTAGTGAACTGTTATGGTTTATTGAAGGTAGCGGAGATGAGAATCGTCTAAAAGAAATACTACACGGTAGCCGTAATAGCACAGAAAATACTATTTGGTCTGAAAATGCTAGTGCAGACTATTGGAAACCAAAAGCAAGATTCAAAGGCGACTTGGGTCGAGTATATGGTGTTCAATGGCGACAATGGCGTGCTCCGGTGTTTGGTGCAAATCGTATGGCAGTTAAGCATATAGATCAGTTACAAACATTGATTAATGGTATTAAAAAAGATCCATACGGACGTAGACATATTATTAGTGCATGGAATCCCGGCGAGTTAGAATCAATGGCATTACCACCTTGCCATATGATGGCGCAGTTCTATGTAAGCAATGGTAAATTAAGTTGCCACATGTATCAGCGTAGTGCAGACATGTTTCTCGGAGTGCCGTTTAATATTGCTAGCTATGCTTTGTTCACTCACATGATTGCAAAAGTATGCAATCTGTCAGTAGGCGAACTAATTATATCCTTTGGTGATACTCATATATATGAAAATCATTTGGAACAAGTTAGAGAGCAGTTAACTAGAGAACCTTTAGAATTTCCATCATTAATCCTTAATGAAGATATTTTAGATATCTCTAAATTCACAATGGATGATATTAAATTAGTTAACTACAATTGCTATGCAGCAATCAAAGCACCAATGGCTGTTTAGACTACCAACACTTCAATAGTACCAAAGCCTTCGGAGCAACCTTTGAGGGCTTTTCCTATTACGGTTCCTATTTCTGGATGAGTGGTAGTTGTAGCATACCCTGGATGTGCGCTTGTTACTAATAGATCACCTTTCATAATAGGACCTATAACTTTACACGTAACTCGACCTTTTAAGGCAATATAGGGATGAGTTTCGTCAGTTCCTGCCGCAGAATTCATCATATAGGCTGGGTTTTTACTCACTATGCCCGCTACCCTTGTATCAGCATATCTAGTGGTTACTGTGACTTCTTTATCGCCGCCAATTACTAAAACGGTGCCAGCTTCATAGACCGCATCTGCTTCGTATCGTTCAGCAAGGTCAGCATATAATGCACTAGTTGCAATACCTTCAAATCTAGTTGCTTGTACATAGTTAGTAGATGGATTATAATTAAATCCCCAGCTTACGCTACTTTTACCTACCACTGTAGTTATACCAGAAGAAGACGTTGCAGGATCAATTACAACAAAAGATACTGGAAAATATCCAGAAGTAGTTGTGTTTACTTGATTGCTTATACCGCCTGCAACGGTGGCAGTTGATGCCGCAATTGCATGAGCAGCAGTTCCCCATAATATAGTACCGCCGGTATATGCATATGTACTGGCATTAAATGTTGCAGAAATTCCAGTTGTAGGGTGTGCATCAGATAAATTTATACCCTTATACAATTTTTTTGGTGGAGACTGCTCAGCATATAATGGATAATTATTTCCAGTTGTATCATTTTGCAATATATATTCGTCGGCCGATACTGTTGCAATTATATCAGCACCTATAACTGCTTTGATATTGTAAATTGGAACATTTGGTTGAATGGTAGATTGTTCGTAATCGCCTCTCCATCCAGCTTGTGTATCTGCGCCCGTTGGAGGTCCAATTAATGTATATTCAGATCCATTGTACGCATATAACTGCTCACCAGCTGTATAATACCACAAATCACCTCGTGCGGGATTTCTAATAGTTGAAGGATTATCTAAACTAACATCAATATTTCCAACACCTTTCCATGCAGTAACATCATAAACTTTTAATTGTTTATTAGCTGTATCGTACCAAATTTGACCCTCAATTGGCTTTGGTGGTTCTGATGTATTGGCAAAATTTTCCAATAATTTTATAAAATTTTCATTTTGAAATTCACCATAACCTGCATAATTTCTACCTAGAAATTTTAAATCGGTACTTAGGTCAACTGATGCATCTTGTACTACTGTAAGTACAGCACCATTAGTTTTATTTAGAGTATATGACATTTTGTTTATTCCTTATATTACTACCACATTGGTCAATGCACCAATACCATCACTATAATAAACATCATATGATTTCCAAATTTGAACACCAGGATGCAATGGATCAACAATTAACTGAAATCGTCGAACAGACGGAGTGCTATTGTAATAACAAACTACTTTTGCATCCGAATACAACGGATAAGCAACTTCATTATGTAACGTATTAGTTGCAGTACTGAATATTAGAGCAAGAAAATTGCCAATAGCAATATTACCAGTTTCTAAATTAACAGGATTATCAGGATCACCAAAGCTACTAACATCGTAATAAGTGGTTAATGTTTGAATAGGTGGTATTTGTCTAATACCATCTATATATAAATTTCCCTTGACATCTAGATCGTTAAGTGCAGTAACACCTTTTACTACTGTAGAAGTAGTAGAAGTATTAAAGTAATTAAGTGAATCGGCTGCTGACATATTAAATGTTGCATTAGTAAGTAATCCTATGGCAGTACCATATGAATACATCACTCCAACAGCTTGTGCTACATCTGTATCATCATCTCGCAATACTGTAGGAGCAGTTGAAATTCCAAACTTACCATACAATCCAGACACGTCGGGCCCAATTGTTCTGTATACAGATCCATTACGAATTTTTAATTGGCTATTAATGGTATCATACCATAAGTCACCTTCACTTGGTTGAGTAGGTGTTGTTCCACTTACTTGTACACCGTAGGGAGGATTAAATGAAGTTCCATTATAGACATTTAGTCTGGCATTATCTGTATCATACCAAAGTTGTCCAATTTGAGGACTACGTGGTTGTATATTAAATGCAAAATTTGTTAGTAGTCCAACAAGATTGTTATTAGCATACTGACCGTAATTGTCAACGTTTTTTCCAATTAGGTCTAAACTAGTAGTGCTATTATCAACATCTCCCACTGCTAGAGACACAAGAACTGTACCGTCGGTGTTATATATAATGTATGCCATAGTTTATGTCTTTATGATATATGTTAGATATGTGCCAGATGCCACTGGTGTGGATGTTGTCATATTAGGAGTTCTAAATGTTCCAGACCCTGCGGTACCGTGTGTTGTACCAATCTTAGCATATAATTCAGGATATACAGATATTGAAACTGCACTATTGTCACACTTTAGATATCCATCGGGAATATTTGAATTAATTCCGTAACCAACTATCATTCCGGTTATTACCAAGTTTGGCGATACACTGGTACTATAATCCGATTGTGTAAAAACATTAGCAGCAGTAACAAGTACCCCTGGTGAAATTTCTAATGAAGAAGCTCTATCAGCTAATCCATTATATTTTGAAACAATTTTATTTGTTAAATTTGTTCCAACTTTAATAGTTGAAAAACCATCAATAACAGTTCTAGGAGTAAATGCATCATAAGAAATAATTTCAACAACATTTCCATTAACCCAATTTTTTATAATAGGATAGCTAACTCCAGTAATGCTTGAAGCAGTAGTAGCCTCAATTCCTGTCTTACTAACACCAGTTACTAAGTTTGGACCAACAATGGTCCATGTACCGGCATTACTTATTTTTAGTTGGTTATTATTTGTATCAACCCATATGTCACCATCAAGAATGCTACTAGAAAATCCAGTATCTCTAGGATTAGTTGCTTGTTGATATATACCGCTTGCACTAGGCCACTTGTCTAGTGTAGACTTTCCATTATTAATTCTTAATACAGGTACATTGCTACTAGTATCATACCATAACTGACCTTTAATTGAATGTTGAGGTTGCGTTGGGCTTGCAAAATTTTCTAATAACTTCAAAAAGTTTTGAGCAGTTGGAAAACCATAATTTGAATAACCTGCACCTACCAAGTTTAAACTAGTTGATGTATTGTTTATTCCTGTTCCAGTTGCTCTTGAGGTAACTGTAATCGTAGTGGTAGTAGTCGGATCTGAAAAATGTAAGATGTAATCTGTTTGAGACATATTAAATTCCAGTACTAATACTTTGTATTCTTATTGTGTAATCAACTTGAATCATTCTATTCAATGACTTTTGTACAGGATGAAAGATAACGTGAGTAATTAAAGAACCCATATTTGGTCCAGACTCGCTATAAGATTTTAGTCCTAATTCATCAAATATATAATTAGTGGATGCCGATGTTCCGGTATCAAATGCCAATTGATTGCTTGGTTCACCAAAATCTAAAAGACAACTTATTAGCACATCACTATAGGCAGTTCCGTTAATGTGTCTTTTTTCCATGAAATTTCTTGCAGGATCTAAAGAAGATGGACGTCTTGCATCAACTGTTTTATAATAAGTTTGATTATATAATGAAGCATCACTACCCACAGTGTTAGGAGTTAAGTAAGTGATAATTCCAGTTGGATCTACCCTTGTTCCGCCATTTCCAAATACCATTTCTGCAATTGTACCATTCACTTGGTTTGAAATACTTTGTGCAAGTGCAATTGAAAAGTTTTCATAATGAATGGCGTTTCTCTTATCAATGAAGACTTCTTTAGTTGTAGGATCAAATATTTTAATATGTCCTTGAATGCTGACAGTACCTTTGTCAGTAAGGGTTGAATCTTTAGGTGAGTTACTCATGTTTTTATTATCCATAACGGTATTTATCTTTGTATTGCCCGGTAGTTTATTCTCCATAATAATATCTATCAGGTAATATTGCTTTCTTATCTTGCAAGAAAGTAGCTTGTATAGATGTACTAGCCAATAAAGAAACTATGCCAGTTCCAGTCCAAACTTGACCTTTCTTTTGCACAATTTTTATATCGGTATCAATCCCATTTGTATCTGAAATATTTAAGGTAAGTTGTTGTATTTTAGGTTCAATAAATGTCAATGGCCATGCTATAGTTATACTATTTGCAAATCCAACTCCCCATCCATTAAATAGTGTATTATGCCCTGAATAAATCACAGTGTATCTAGCACCGCTAGCATCCTGCATAATCCATCCAGGCTGTATCTGCTGAGTCTCGGCAGTTT